ACAAGGTGGTAACGCAACTGATGGATCTGGTACATTAGATATTCAGGTCGTTAATGCTGATGGTTTATCAATCAATGGTAACACAGCATGGAACGCAGGTAACATTACCTTCCAATCAGCAAACATTGCAAGTACTGCTGTTAAGAGAGATGCTTCTGGTAACTTCTCTGCTGGTACTATCACAGCATCTATTATTGGTGCATCTTCACTCAACGTATTGAAGACTGGCGATACCATGACTGGTTCGCTAAACATTACTGGTGCTGGTTCTAACTTATCAGTTTCTAACAATCTTTCTGTTACTGGTACAACAACATTAACTGATGATCTTAACGTCGATGGTGGTTCATTGTTCGTTGATGTTTCACAGAACAATGTTGGTATTGGTACTACATCACCAGCATCTAATGTTAAGTTGGATGTACGTGGTTCAATAAGAATTGGTACATTCTCTCAGAGTCAGACAAACGCTGGTGAAGCATGGATTGGTCGTGCAGCAGATAGACAAGATGGTACATTAACTGTACAACTTGGTGGTGATTCCGCATCTGGTACTGTATTTGAAATCGTAGACCGTGCTTGGTCTAAGACGATGTATACATTCAGTGGAGAAGCACCTTCTGCTACCATATATGCTAACTCTAGTGGTAATGTTGGAATAGGTAGAGCACCTACTTCTGGTTACAAACTAGACGTTAATGGTTCTGGTATGGTTCAGGGTAGTTGGAGTATTGACTCTGCTAATGATAACTCTGGTGCTCCTATCTACTTCAAGGGTGCTTCTTCTGCAAGGAACTTCAGAATTGGTAACCAGATTGGATGGAACGATGTATTTGAAATCACTCCATCTACTGCTAATGGTAATGTTACATGGCAGAATACTCCTGCTCTTGCTGTTCAAGGTAGTAACAGAAGGGTTGCCATCAACACAAATATATTCTCTGGAACAGATACAACTGTATCACCAAATGTTAACAGAGATTATCAGTTAAATATTCAGGGTGATGTTAACTTAAATGGTCAACTCTTCCAGAATAATGCTGAGTTCGTTACTTCAAGATGGACTAAATCTCCTAATGATAACGACATCTACAGACAATCTCTTGTTGGTATTAACTTCTCAACAGATAGAGATCCAGTAGAGGCACTAGAAGTTGAAGGTAACATCCATGTTACTGGTCAACTAGAAGCAAATGGAGATAAGCAATGGTTGGATGACTACGGTGTTATCAAATCTAATAGAGATTCAATCAGTGCTAATGCAACGGTTCCAAATAACACCAACGCTTTCTCCTTCGGACCTATCGAAATTACAAGTGGCGTTACTGTCACTGTAGATAACGGTGGTAACTGGACTATATTATAAATAGATTTGATAAATAAAAGTACGCGGAAACAAGTCATAGGGTAATTATGTCACAATTAACTGTTGGAACTGTCGTCACTGGGGCCGCTAGTTTAAGCGGAACAGGACTTCGGTTGCCGTCATATACAAATTCCAATAGACCTGGTTCTCCTAATACAGGACAACTGATCTGGAACTCTGATGAAGGCAAAGCCCAAATTTGGGGTGGTAGCGACTGGGATGACGTTGGTGGTGGTATTCCTGCTCCAACTGATATCACAAGAGGATCTTACCTCGTATCAGATGGTAGTAACGGTGTATTCTGGGCATACCCAGGACAAACAGTTGCATCTGCTCCTTTAACAGGATTTAGATACAGAAGTTTGATAACTCATGGTTACCTGATTGCTGGTTACAAAGGATCTAATCCTTGGAGAACTGTTAATAAGACTTGGCACGCTAATGACATTACCTTCTATTGTGGAGAACAACTTGACCGTGCATTAACATATGCTGACTGTACTTGGAGTGATTACTTCGGTTATGGTCATGGATGTGTTAACTCATTCACTGGAAACTCAAACCACACAGCTTCGATCAACCTCCATACTGGAATGAGACGAATGTTTGGTACTACAGGATCAAACCCTGGCGGTGGTACTTATTCACCTTCTAACTATGGTTGGGAAGGAGATGATCCACGAGGTGTCATGGGATATGGTACTGTTGGTGGTTGGAACATGCCTGTTTCTAGGGATAGAAACTCATGTGCTACTGCACAAGTACAACAGCATGGATATAACTTAGGTGGAGGTAACTCTGCTGTAGGTAAGTTGCACTTCCCAACTGAGATCATGTATCAGGCAGGTAACTCACCTTCTGGTTCTGATCACACTGCATCATGTGGTGATGAAGATAGAACATGGGCATCATTCAGAGGAAGTAGATACTATTGCAATCATTCTAACGATAGTTGGGGTGGTTGGTCTTCTAACGCTGCACCTGACGGAGTTTGTAAACCGCTACCTTCTAAGTGGGGTCACTTCTACTGTGGTACTGGTAACAACGTTACTTCTCCTTGGACTAAGTATAATGGTTCAAGTGGGAATGGTATTAAGAACGGAACTAAGGTTCGTTCTTATGGTGAAGAGAACATGCAGATGGGACAAGACAAAGGATACATGATGGGACAATTCGATGGACAGCAGAACAACCACACTACGAAGTGGGATTACTCTACTGACGTTGAGACAAATATGGGACCAGCAACAAGACCTAAAGGTCATTATGGTCAATCATCTGGTGGATGTGCTTCAGCTGCCACCGCGTTAACCGCATTACAGGCACAATAATGAGATACCTAATAGTAAACGAAAGAGAGATCGACCAATCGCAGTTTGTCAATGTGGCAGAAACGATGGACGAAAGGATGCATTATCATGCGATCTTCCAGTTAATGCATTTTTCATGTATAGAAGTGACCGAAAATGTTTTCCAAGTAATTTCTAAAGAGTGGGAACACAAGTATAAAGAAGTTACAAAGAAGCAAGCGATTAACGGATCTAACTTCTTTGGTGAAGTCAGACCTTTTGGTAAGGTAATGGCGACAGTTAACGAGCAAGGTGTTGCTCAAGCATGGACTCCTGCTGGTGGTATTCTTAAAGTTCCTGTAGAAATGACAGATGAAATTAAGAAAGAAGTCATTGGATTCATGTATATCTTTGCAAAAGAAATTATTGAAGATGAGTTTAACGTAAGAATTAAAAATCTAAGAGATACATCTGATTTAGAAGTTGCTTCTTGGGAAATACAAAAGCACGAAGCAAGAGAATGGTTAGCATTCAAAGGTGCAGATGGACATAAGACACCTTTCCTTGACTACCTTTCTTCAGAAAGAGCTATAGAAAAGAATACATTAGCAAATAAGATACTAACAAAAGCGGAAGCATATCAAGATAACCTATCTACAATGCTTGTACAATATCAAAAACTCTTGAAAAAGTTTGAAGAATGTGATACAATATGGGACATAAATATATTGTATGAGGATCACATCGGTATCTTATTGCCACAATCACAAGCAATAGAAATGGGTCGCACCATATCTGATACTGACTGGGATCGTAAACCAGAGTATGAGGTTGACGCTTATGTCTTTAAATTCTAGTATAACCACTAGTGATCCGAGCAATTCTAGATTATCTAACAACGCAGAATTATCGGATATAATAGCTGACATTAATAATATTGTTAGTTCTGAAACAGGTGAAATTAACTTAGCAAAATCATTCGTTAACGAATTTGATTTTTCTAAAAATGATTTTGAAATCTTAGAAGGGAGTATGCGCTTTAATAGCGGTATGACCAGATTCCAATGTGAGCATTTTGTGGCAGATTCACAACTTACTCCTTGGAGAAAAGTTCGTCAGGCATTGATGGAACTAGAAACTAGGTATCATGCTTATATGGAAAATAGGCATAGTCTTAGAAAAGCAGAATTGCTTAGAAGAAAATTCCTTCGTTCTATTGAAAATGTAGAAGCAGAAGGTGGAGATGATATTGATGCTGGATTTATCCAGATTGATTTAGAAAAGAATGATTATGACATCGGTATCTGGAAAAGAAAACTCCGTCAATCAGAATTGGAGTTAAAGTATTTCTTGGATATTGTTAACAAGTATGTTGATGATGAGCATCCTCTAGAATATTTCTTAACAGAACATGAGGATGAAGAGAAGATTTATTGGATCGCAAGAATGGGCAAGCAAGCTGCTATGGATATTATTTCCTATGGTAGAATTGGTGCTGGTAACATGACATCTATTCTGGACATGCCAGAAGAAGATCAAGTTTCATGCTTAGAAGTAGCAGTTCAATTCTCTGGAATGATTGGTGGTGGTATTGATAAAATTCAAAAAACCTTTGCTCCTGCTATTCAAGAACAGTTAAAAGGTGAAGGTATTGTAATGCCTAAATTTTTAGAGCATAAATATTCAGGACAGCTACACTTGAAAGAGGGAACAGAAAATGCCGAATAGTCCTGGAGCAACATGGTCAGCAACTGCTGAACGATGGGAAGAGCTGTTACCTGTCATACACATGTTAGTATATGATCGGTACACTCTTGAAAATAAAGACAAGGATCTTAACAGACCTGTATTGAGACAACTTGCTATTGACAACAAAGCAATGTTAGCAGATAATGCTAATGAACATTTATTCGTGGAAAAAGTGATTAAAGATTATGGCGAAACATTTCTCAATACCACTGAATACAAAACTTCCTGAAGAATTTGTAACACAATCACTTATTCCATTTCTAAAAGAATATAAGGATTATATTTACGACATATATTTTACTTGTCGTATGCCTCCTTTTCAGCAGGATGCAATGGGTGATGTAATAGATGGTGATGAAAGAGAAACTACATTTAATGCATTGTATGTTTCTGAACAAACTGGTATCCCTCTGTCAGCAACATTTAACAATATCCAGGTAACTCCTAATCAGAGAAATCTGGATATTTTAATTGACAATTTTAAACCATTGTATGATGCAGGTGTTCGTATTGCTACGATACCTCATACAACATGGTTATTAACTGGACAGATACAAAAGGAATTTCCAGAACTTTTTATTAAGAATACAATTCTTAGAGAAGTAACAAGAGCAAATGAGATAGTTAATCTCGCAAAGGCAGGATTCCATTATGTGAATCTTGATAGAGATTTAATGCGTGATCGTGATCAATTAGATCGCATCATGAAGGCAAAGGAATATTGTGCTGACATAGGAAAACCAATTAAGATATCACTCCTTGCTAATGAGTGGTGTTGGGGTGGTTGCCCTATCATGCCAGAGCATTATCATTATAATATGGTAAGGGATCAAAAAGATCCACAATATTTTAATGATTCAATTAGCAGGGTTTCATGTTCTGGTTGGGATGAAAGAGATCCAGCAAATGCTTTAAAGCAAGCAACTATTCCACCTTGGAAAGAAGATTGGCAAGAGTTTATTGATCTTGGTATAGATGTATTCAAGATGCATGGCAGAGAAAATGCGATGCGTTTAATGGAGTCTATGGATATCCTGAAGAGATGGGCTGCTGATGAAGAATTATTATATCCTCAATTTGACCAGTATATTGAAGATACTACATTAGAAGAGAAACCTATTGATATATGGAGAACTAAGATAAAGACATGTAAGTTTGATTGTTGGGATTGTAATTACTGTGATTCTGTTGTTCATTCTAGATTGAAAAAGAACGAAAGAACAATGGATCCTGATATTAAATTGGTATTAGATTCTATTGAAAAAGCAGGAAGAAAAGAAAGTAATTTTGTAGAAGAAGGATATGATATACCAGGACTGTCATCTAATATCGTAAGACATTTCTTGAATAACTTATGTTCTAAAGAAGATGCAGTATATCTAGAATTGGGTGTACATGCTGGTAGTACCTTTGTTGCTGCTACTATGAATAATGATCTTACAGCATTCTGTGTTGACGATTATTCAGAATCTAATATTGCACCTTTCCGTGAGAAGGATGCATGGGATGCAGGTAATAAAGTTATAGGACATGAAGGATATAAAGTAGATAATCCAAAGAATACTTTACTTAGATCATTAAAACCAAATCAAATATTTTTACCATTAACTATTCAGAAATTATCTGAGAGTCATTTTAATGGTAAGAAATGTAATGTCATATTCTATGATGCTGATCATGATGCACAACAACAATATGATAACTTAACATACCTCTATACAATTATGGACGATCAGTTTATAATAGTAATAGATGATGCTAATTTTATGGGTGTTGTAGAGTCAGCAAATATTTGGATTAAAGAGAATGATATCAAAGTCTTATTTGATAGAAAAATTCTTTCCTCTGTTCCAGAAGATCCTAATGGTTGGTGGAATGGTGTTCACATTATGGTTTGTAAAAAATGAATTGTTTTAGACATAGTTATCTAATTGTACATTTAGATGACGACTTTTTTCCGCAGCTAGAAAAGGCAATTGAAAAGTATGATGATTATGAGAGATGTAAGACTGAGCAATGGGATGGAGAAAGATATAATAGTGAAGATCATCCAGATAGAGAATCAAAGTCTTGTTGGATAGATGATGATGCTGTATATCCAATGGTAGATGGATTAGTTAGATTTGCTAATTCAAAAGCAGAATGGAATTTTGATATTGATTTTATAGAACCACTTCAGAATACATTATATGATAAAGGAGATTTTTATGATTGGCATATTGATGAATCAAATTGGTCTCCTGGTAAGAGACAGAATGGTAGGGTAAGGAAGATTAGTTTTACTATATTATTGAATGATGAATTTGAAGGAGGAGAGTTTGAGATTTTTACAAATGAGAAACATGTGGTAGAATTGAAAAAGAAAGACATCATACTATTTCATGCTGATACACCACATAGAGTGAGAGAAGTTACTTCTGGTGTTAGAAAATCATTAGTAGGATGGACACAAGGACCAGCATACAAATGACTTTTATAAAAGAATATCAATTAAAAGACCTCAGTATCTGTGATAGTCTCATAGATCTATTTTGGAAAGCTGATAAGAATGGTCTCACTTATGCTGGTAGAGTAGGTGGAGGAAGTATTATACCTGATATAAAGAAGAGTAAAGACTTTATGTTGGGTGAAGGAGGTAGTCTTGGTAGACCTGATGATTTTAAATATGATAAGTATTCAGATGAATTGGATGGATTTATTGCTTCTTATCTTAAGGATTTGAAAATAGAGAATCAAGAGTTTACAATGAAACATCTACCACAGATTCAATACTATAAACCTGGAGATGGTTTTTATACATGGCATGTAGATGCTTCTGGTTTAGATGGATGTGATAGAGCATTTGTTTTTATTACATATCTAAATGATGTTCCTAATGCTGGTACAGAGTTCTATTATCAAGAATATACTACTAGAGCTTTAAAAGGTAATACAGTTATATTTCCTGCTGGATTAACTCATAAGCACAGAGGACAAATCTCTGAAGAACATGAGAAATATATTATTACAGGATGGTTATGGTGGGC